TTAAGTGGGAATTTTTCTGCATCTGATAGGCTTGTGTCTAATTGAAACTGTAACATGTAGTTAGATCGACCCATAGACGCTTCACGTTCTAGTAAATCGTCGTTTGTAAACCGATCATCTGTCGGAGCCCATTCTTCTGCTCCGTTATCTATATCTGCCTGTACTTCTGGTGCTAAGAGCCCTTCGTACTGGGTGATGTTGTTTCCTCTTGGGTATCTTGCGGGCCAAACAAAGGGACGATACGAACGCTCTGCCAGCTTACGATAAATAGTAAAAGTAGTCTGAGGAGTCCCGAGATACATAATACGGCTATCGCTCTTCGGGGTAAGGATCGACTCCGCTTCAGTACATAGTTGTAGTAGCTTTTCACGCATAAGCTCCGTCATACTGTTGCCCGGAACCTCTACATCGTCTAAAATCATGAGATCGGCTCGGCTTCCTGTTAGCTGCCCAGTGATTCCTACCGACTTTACGCTTGGTGCTTGGTGTGGTGAACAAGCGACGTCGAAACTGATGCGACTCCAACGAGAATCGTCCGCTTTCGGTCTTAAAAAGTTTAGCCATGGTGTCTCAATGATAAGTTTTTGCAAGAAGATCGACATATTATCCGCTCTCTCCTTAGAAGCGGAGATTATCATTATTTTTCTTTCCGAGTCATTAAATAGAGTCCATAAAACAAAAGCACCAGTAATCCAGCTCTTACCAACTCCCCGAAACGCCTGTATTTGTAGTCGCTTGGGACCATTCTGCAAGTAATCAGCAATCGCATATTGTGCCCTCGTAGGTGCAGGCAACCCTAGCTCGTGCCAGAGTGCCTGTAAAAACATTTTAAAGTCTTGTCTTAATAGTTGTAAACTGTTCATTTGTCAAGTTTTTTTAATATTGGTTCTAATAGTTCATCAAGATTGTTAATATTAGTCTCAAAATCAAATCTTAAACCAGACATTTGATTTAATGCTCTAATTAATTTGTTGGCATAGGTTTTACCAAATCTTCTTTCACCTTTACCAAATGCTTCTATTTCATTAAGAAGAGCTTGCATATTTTCTGCAAGTCGTTTATTAAATTCATACTCAGCTTTTGTACGCACACCTCTGTTAGACTTTCCAGCTGCTTTACGAGCTATTCTAGCCATAACGTCTTTTATGTACTGAGGTGCTTTAATTACACCTAATTCAGCAGAAAATAAGTCATAAAAGTCAAGCATGTCGTTAAATACAGCTTCTTGCATTTCTTCATAGGTAAACTTACCTCGCTCCTTAATTACAAAGTCTAATCTTTCGTTAAATATACGATTTCTGTAATCTGTAGCTGATTCAACAGCGTCATATGTACCTAGTTTACCAGTTTTCTTTTTAGTTTTAGGTGCATACATTCCAAATCTTTTTTGTTGTTCAGCTGGAAGTGATCTAAATAAGGCTAAAAGTTTTTTACCGTTATAATTCTGTTTAAAATCTCTAGTATAAAAGTCTGCTAAATAATCACCTATAATACCAACAATCTCAGGTTCTTTATCTTTTGGTTTAGCAGAAAGTATTTGTATATTACCCGGATTACTTCTATGTATAATTTTTGGTGCTCCAAATGGTGAAGACATAGGATCTTCTAGGTTAACTATAAATCTTTTAGATACAGGAAGTTTTGAGTTATATAACTTTTTAATTCTAGTTTCAGTCGAATCCTTTAGTGATTTATAAGCCTGATTAACTAATAAACGTAAGTTTTCTGGATCGTTTCTTGATCTAGCGACTATCCAAGGATAATTCTCAGGGTTTGCTGCTACTAAATTCCATAACCAGTCATACTGAGCCTTACCTATAATATGTTCAATGTAAGCTTGATCTCCATACTCCATTAATCTTGCAAGCACAGGATCATCACCATAATCTGTACCTAATTTATTAAGTAAAGATCGAATAGCTTGTATCTCTTTAACTTTATCTCCTTTAAGTGCTAACCAACCACTTTTGACACGCATATCTTGCATCATTTGACTAAGAGTTCTAACACGATAGTTTTCTTTAGCCCAAGGTTCGCTTTTATTAACAAGTCTATCTTTTTTAACAACAATAGCTACTTCATCAAATTCTCTATCACTACGCTTATATGACAAAGACTCGTTAAAGCCTTGCATAAAGTCGCTTTTAGCACCTGTTTTCCTTGTAAGTCTATACTGAAAAGCTCGTTCTTCTAGGTCTTGTATATCTTCTGCTGAAAAGTATTTGGTAGCTGGTTGAGCTTCTGGAAGATAACCTAATCGTTTTAGTATCTGACCTCTTGCTACATTACCCGGTCCGCTATTATTACTATTACCCATAGCATAGACTTTCATTAGGTCTTTTTTTTGTTTGCTAGTATTACGCCTTCCTTTACGTAGCAGATTAAGTCGATTTTTTCTAGCTAATGATGTAAGTCCACCGCCAAGTGTACCACCAAGACCACCAACAAACGCAACTTCTGGTAAAGTTAATCGCCGTTTTTCATCAATACCTACACGTGTTTGTTCTCCAACTAACGCTGTACCAAGACCTCCTACGATACCACGTTTTACAGAGCCAGCTCTACCTACATACTTAGCAGCTTTAGCAGATGCACCTATGTTCATAAAAGGTATAGCACCAGCAACACCAGAACCAAACACCTCTCCCCAGTTAATGTTCTCATTTCCGTAGAGGTGTTTCTGAACTAGATAGTTAGTGTATGCACCTTGACCAAAGTTAGTTGCAACATATGCAGCTACACCAGCTGGTCCCAGACCTAATAAGGGAGTGGTAGCTACATCTGTAGCAATACCACCACCAACTTCTGTAGTAACTCCTAATAATCCTTTTTTAAAATCGTCATCCATTAGTATACAACTCCGCTTCCGCTAGTGTTAAACCGTTTATCTATTTCTAGTTGCTTACGTCTTAGATCTACGTAACCGCTAGTTGCACCAACGTCTTTAAGATTAATAGGCTCTTCTTCTTTATTTGTAACAGCTTGATTAATCTTGTATTCTAGTTCTGCATTTTCTTTTTTCTCATAGCTTGTGCCTTTTTTAGCTTCAGCTATTTCGTTATTCAGTTTATTAATACGCTTTTGATTTGCTTTACTAAATACTGTTTCACCTTCTTCACCTTCTATTGGTGTCATATCTCTTGTAATTTTTAAAGGATTAACAGTTTGATTCAGACGGTTTGTGTTACGTATTAGTTTGTTTAGGTAATTCATATCCGCTATAGGAGTTTCTGTACCATAAACTTTTAGATAGTATGCTTTTGCAGCTATATCATTCTTTTCAGCAATGTATTCTTTAGCTGCCTTAGCATCAAACACTTTACCAGTACGAGAATCAAATCCTACGTAGCCTTTTCCTTTAACATATGTTTTAGTAGTAACAAATTTAGATTTATAATCCTTAACACCGTTAAATGCAGGGTTGTTTATATTTAACGTACCTCGTTTATCTGTATATTTTAATCCGTACTGTTCATAGCCTTCCATAACAGGAACAACAAAGCCATGTTTTAATTTAAGTTGATAAAGACGCTCGTATTCTGTTTTAGGATCAAACCTACCACCTGACGCTCTATATTCTGAAAATGACATTAGTTAATGTGTGATAAAATCGTGTGTTCTCTGTCTGTAATACCGAATGTCGACCTCATCCAGTCTCTCCAGTTTTTACTACCCTTTTCCTGATTACATCGTCGACATGAGGGTACAACATTCGTCGTAATATCTCGCCCACCTTTGCATTTCGGGCGTACATGGTCGATTGTAAGGTTGTGTAATTCATGAAATTCTCCGCAATAAACGCATTGACAATTAAAGTGCTCTTTGATAGCTCTTCTCCAGAGCCGTTTTGAATCTGAACTTGTCATCGTTATTAAATTGTGTAAGTAGTAATCAGGGTTAGGTAGTAATGGGGTCATTTTTTAGTTCTGCTTTTTCTGTTAATAGATGGCTTTTGTTTTCTGCCTTTGGTTTTACTACCCTTATAATGGGCGGCATCCATTCCGTCACGGTTGCCATATGTTCCAAGTTTTCTATTAAGTTTGTTTGCATTGACTCTAATT